AACAATATACTTTGATTCAGCAGAGCCTAGATTGATTGAAGAACTACGTAGAATGGGTTGGAATGTACGACCAAGTTTAAAAGGTGCTGATAGTATAAATGCAGGAATAGATTTATTAAAACGATTTAAAATACATATCTTAAAGGATAGCCATAATGCTATACAGGAATTTAGGAACTACAAATGGCAAGAAGATAGAAGTGGAAAGATGATTAATAAACCTATTGACAAAAATAACCACTTAATTGATGCTATCAGATATGCTACTTATTCAGTATTAAGTAAACCAAACTTTGGTAAATACACTTTACATTAAAAAAAAGTTATTAAATATTTTGTTAATTAAATAAATAGTGTTATATTTGAATATTATTAATTATAACAACAGAACAGATGAAAAAATTACAAACATTAATAATAATAATAGCACCAAGCTATTTTATTCTAAGAATGATAACAGGATTAATTTTTAATATTTAAGATATGGAATGGTACGATTGTTTAAATCCACACGAACAAAAAGAATACGAATGCTCAGAATGTGGTAAGCCACTAGAAACAGATGATGGGTATTGTTCAGGTACTTGCTTTGAAGCTAGTATGATATAAGATATTCTTTGTGCAGTAGTTACTTTTGTAGCTTTGTAGAGGTAGTCAGAAATGGCTACCTTTTTTTTATTACCTTTATTGAAATAAAAAACTAAATAAAATACGTTATAATAGTATGGCAATTAAAATTAAAATACCAAATTCATTAAGTGAAATCACTTTAAGACAATACAAAAAGTTTTTAAAGATACAACAAAGTGAAACAGAGGATAGATTTCTAAATGCTAAGATGATTGAAATTTTCTGTAATATAGAACTAAAAGATGTTATCAGGTTAAAGTTAAAAGACACCAACGATATAATAAACGTTCTAAGCGATTTATTTAATCAAAAGCCTAGTCTAGTATCAAAGTTTAAATTAAATGGTGTAGAGTATGGCTTTCACCCTGAATTAGATGACTTGCTATTGGGTGAGTATATTGACCTTGATAACTTCATAGGAGATTGGGATAATATGGAAAAAGCTATGAATGTTTTATACAGACCAATTATAGTAAGATTAAAAGACAAATATAATATTGAAGAATACCAAATAGAAAATTCTGTTAATTTATTGGATATGCCTATGGATGCAGTTTTATCATCAATTTTTTTTTTGTGGAATTTAGGTCTAGAATTGTCGCAAACTATGATGAATTATTTGGAGGAGGGGGAGACAGAAGCCTTGACTCAGTATCTCAATTCTCAAGAAAGTGGGGATGGTATCAATCAATTTTTGGACTCGCTAACGGAGACATTACACGATTTGAAGATATCACTAAATTAGGAATGCATAAATGCTTTACAATGCTATCTTTTATGAAAGACAAAAACGAAATGGAAGCAAAACAGATTAAAAAGAAATTTAAATGAGCAATCAAGGAGTAAGGGGTTTTTATCAATTAACTGAAACCATAAAAGAACAACTACTAGCAGATGTAAATGTAAACACAGTTACAACAGGAGATATCACAGATGTTAATCTAAGTAAGCAAGATATATTTCCATTAAGCCATATTATCGTAAATAATGTTACAGTAAATGAACAAACCTTAGATTTTAATGTAAGTATTTTATCCTGTGATATTGTTAATCAATCAAAGCTAGAAACAACAGATATTTTCACAGACAATAACGATATGCAGAATATCCTAAACAATCAACTAGCAGTCTTAAATAGGCTTACACAAAGACTTAGAATGGGTCAGTTGCATACAGATATGTATCAATTAAATGGAAGTCCTAGTCTTAGTCCTTTTTATGATCGATTTGATAATCAACTAGCAGGGTGGACTGCAACAATGGACATACAAATCTACAATGATATTTACATTTGCTAATGAATGGGTATAAGAATTTAAATGATGCTCTAGAACAATATGCTAAGTATGTTATACAACAGGCTAGGACAAACCTAACAAAAGATAAAAAGGGTGATGGTAACTTATACAATTCTTTAAGTTATGATATACTAGAAAACACAGATGAATTCCTAGTAGACTTTTTAATGGAAGACTACGGAATTTTCGTAGACAAAGGAGTAAAAGGTAAAACAAGCACATACCCTGAAACACAGGCTGCACTATCACAATTTCAATATGGAAGTGGTACAGGAGCAAAAGGTGGGTTAAGAAAAGGAATAGATGGTTGGCTTAGAAAGAAAAGGTTTCAATGGAGAGATGAAAAAGGTAGGTTTATGAGTTATCAGACTATGACTTATTTAATATCTAGAAGTATTTACAACAAAGGTTTAAAAGCAAATTTATTCTTTACTAAACCATTTGAAAAAGGAATAGAAAAACTATCACGAGAATTGTATGCAGGTTTTGTTAAAGATGTAGATAATTCAATAATATTAGGACAAAAAAAATAAACAATGGCAGATATAGCATTAAGAAGCCCACAATTCAAACATAAAGAAATCCCTGCAACTGGGGTGCTTTCTTCTGTGTGTACAGTTACAATAGATGGAACATTAAGATATACACTAACAAAAAATGTAGCACCTAGCACATCAGTTAATTTTGATATATCAGAACTAGCAAGGGATTATTTAGAAATAGAATACAAAGGTAATTTTCACGCACAATATGTAGACATAGTTACAACTATAAAAAACTATTCGCTTGTAAATGGTGGGGGTGTTGAAGTAGGTACTGAAACTACCTATACAGATAGAGGATTTGAAGCATACGGAACTTTTACAGAAAACTCCAACCCTTTGGTGTATTCAACAAGACCAAGATTTTTGATTGCAGATGAACTTAATTCAAGTTATACATTTGATATTACAGTATTAGCACCAACAGGGAAAGCTGCAATATTGCCAAATGTTGATTTAGGAGGAACTTTATCAGCACTTATAGTTAGTGGTACTCCAACAAGTGTTGTTTGGAATAATATTACTGTAACAATTAAAAGAATAGATTGTACTAAATATGGTGATGGAAAAAAAGTTATATTTATTAACAAGTATGGCGCACAACAAGAACTTTGGTTTTTCTTAAAAAACACAACTGCAATAGGAAGAACAAACGAGGGGTTTAAATCTAACACAATTACATACCCAACAGATGACCACGCAACCTATTCCAATAGAAATGCACCAAATAAAGTATTTAACACACAGGCAAAAAGAACGCATAATTTAAGTAGTGGATATTATCCTGAGTTTGCAAATGAATATTTTGAGCAATTACTATTATCAGAATATGTATGGATGGAAATACCAAGCAGGGGAGATAGCAGGGTTAATATTGTTACTCCTGTAAAAGTTAAAACCTCATCAGTTAATTTTAAAACATCTGTAAATGATAGGTTGATAGAATATACAATGGAATTTGAAGAAGCATACGATTACATAAATAATATTAGGTAGATGCAAAAGTTACAACTTTACATACAGGGTCAAAGAATAGATTTATTTAAAGATGAATCAGTAAATTTTACGCAGACAATACAAAACGTAAAAGATATTAGTAAAATATTTACAGAATTTACTAAGACATTTGCCTTACCTGCATCTAAAGTTAATAACAAGATATTTAACCATTATTATAATTCTAGTATTGATGATGGGTTTGATGCTAGAATAAAAATAGAATCTACACTTGAATTAAATGACTTGCCTTTTAAATCAGGTATGCTAAAGTTAGACGGAGTAAAATTAAAAAATAATGTAGCACATACTTATAACGTCACTTTTTTTGGTAATACTGTAAACCTTAAAGACTTACTGGGAAATACTTTATTATCAGCATTATCAGGTTTAAATGCATACAATCAGCTTTATACATTTGCAGATGTTTTACAGGCTATGCAGACAAATAATGTAAACAATGGGGATGTAATAGTTCCTTTGATTACTCACACAAACAGGCTGATTTATGACTCGCACACAACTCCGCCCCCATCATTGCCTGAAAATACAGACAATTTGCATCCGCATTCAAGTAGTCATCAGGGAGTAGAATTTACGCAGTTTAAATATGCTATAAGGGTACAGGCTATTATAGATGCTATTCAATCACAGGTTTTTAATAATGGTCAAACATTAACTTTTTCAGATGACTTTTTTAACGACGCAACTAATACAAAATTTCATAACTTATTCTTTTGGCTGCACAGAAAAAAAGGAGATGTAGATGCACCCTCCCAATTATTACAAAATTTTACACAGGTAACAGAATTAAATACAACAGTCTGTAACCCTACAAATAATTGCCAACCAACTTGGATAGGTCAAGCTAATGGGGTTGTGACAACATCTGTTCCTAGTCCTTATGCAATGTGGTATTCTTTTTGTGAAGTTACACCACCAAATAATACAGATGTCTATACAGTTAGAGTTATTAGAAATGGATCTATAATTTCAGAAAATACAGGAACAGGAGTTTTAACTGTTATATCAGGTGCTTATAATAATAGCACATTTGTAGTACAGATTGCATCATCTACAAATATGAGTTTTGCAGCGGGTAGTATTGTATTTTCAGGTACTTGGTGGAAGCCACCTAACTTGATAGGTGTTGGGAATAGTGGCTCAATGGTATATTCTAATTCAGCAACATTTAATACAACTGCATTTAACGAATTTAATATACAGGAGCAAATGCCTAAAATGACTGTAATAGATTTTTTATCAGGCCTTTTTAAAATGTTCAATTTAACTGCTTATGTAGAAAATTCAGGAACTATTGTAGTTAGAACTTTGGATAGTTATTATGAAGCAGGAAGTCAAGTTCCTATAAATATTGACAAGTATTTAGATACAACTAAATCAACAGTAAATGTAGCATTGCCTTTTAAAAGTGTACAATTTCAATACAAAGGCTTAGGAACGTTTTTAGCAAAACAATTTGAGCAAATAAATAACAAGGGTTGGGGTAGTTTGAACTATTCTTTAGATAATGAATTTTTTGATGCTTTAACAAAACCTTATAAACTAGAAGTACCTTTTGAGCATATGCAATATGAAAGGCTTTATGATGTACAGGGTGGAGCATCGACAACTGTTCAATATGGATATTTTGTAGATGATAACAGGGAATCATATTTTGGTGAGCCTTTGCTTTTCTATCCAATTTTACAACAAAATGCAACTGAAATAGCAATTAAATATACTGAATCAGGCGGGACAATAAATATAAATAATATTGACGATTATCATATTCCGTCAAATACTTTAGATCTATTACCTATTTCAAATGAAAGTAGCATTCATTTTAATAATGAATTAAGCGAATACCTAGCCAATGAAAGTGGAAGTTTAGCATCAGATTTTGAAGATACTTTATTTTATACTGATTACAGAAAGTATATTACAGATGTATTTAATAATAAAAGAAGATTAACAAAGGTTACTGCACACTTGCCTATGAAGATATATTATAATTTAAAACTAAATGACTTAATACAATTAGGTCAAGATAATTATAAAATAAATTCTTTAACAACAAATCTAACAACAGGAAAAACAGACTTTGAATTGTTAAATGTAGTAGAGGGTGTTTTATCTAATACTGCGGGTGGGTCAGCACCTACTCAAGTTACAGGATTAGTAGCATCAAATATAACAAGTACAGGATTTGTAATTACTTGGAATCCGTCTGTTTCGCCTGTTAATAATGTAATGTCTTATTATGTTGTTTATGCAAATGGTGTAGCAGTTGGTGGGTCGATGGC